AGATTGGCGGCAATACCATTAAGATAAATTGAATTATTAGAAGTGCCAGAAAATGATGTAGAGTTCATCGTAGCATTAACACTAGCATTACCAACTGTTACGTTGTTACTAATTAATGCGTTTGCATAAAGCTCATTAAAATTACTATTGATGTATTGAAACGCTGTACGTAGAGGAGTACCGTCTCCAAAGTTTGCTGATGAGCCAGTATTTACGGTAAGTTTTGACACGTTTTATCCTCTTAAATTGATACGAATAGCTGGTCTGCTGTGTTTAATGAATTATCTGCCGTTATTACTGACATGTCAGCTGTTAGGTAATATGCAACAACGTTATTTATTTCTAGTGCAGAATTTTCGTATAAAATTGATGCTTTAGATTTACTCAATTCGGAAAGCTGAAACTGCCCAAATAATTCAGAACCAGCGCTGTGAAAAGTATTATATAATATGTTTTTATATTTATCAAGAGTTGCAGCTGTTTTAAGTTCGTAAGAAAAATCCTGATAGAAATAACTATCCTGAATATATTTGTCCGAATTCAAAAAGCTTTTCGTGCTTTCCCAATATCCGGGCGATTTTCCGATACCAGTTTTTACAACCTGCCCTGTTACCTGACTTGTTAAATTATAAGCGGCGACGTTAGCAGATAAAATAGCTCCAGAACCATTGGATGATTTTACTGAAATATATGGCGAAGAATCATAACCAGAACCATTTGATGTAAGAGCAGCAGAGCTAATAATACCATTCGTATAAACTAAGCTTGTAACGTTTGAATGTAGACCTGAAACATTAAAGCTGTATACTAAAGCATTACTTTGAAATGTACCGGAGTTAACATTAACAATCATAACGGTTGAGTTTACCGTGAAGATAGAGCCATTAGCTGTATTTGATGTGCTACTTGCATTTTGGAAAACGAAATCGCCGCCGGTATAAGTTCCAGCTGTTGTAGATGCAGGATCTAAAGTAAGGGCTACAGAAGAACCAGTCGTTACAATACCTTTGGCATAACTTACGAAAGTACCACCGCCCGTGAATACTAGAGTGTCGCCATTACTATAATTTTTACCACCATTTAAAATATTAATAGAAGCAAGACCGCCTGCTAGGTACATGATAATATTTTCGTTATCTACATAACCTTTACCAGAATTAATTGCAGAAACGCTGTTTACTAAATTTCCTTGAGTACTTGTTGACAAACTTATTACGTTAGCATCAGTTCCACCGGGTAATCCAGCTGAATCATATAGAGCAAAATTTGAAGCAAAAATAGGCGGAGCTAATCTAGCGGCTGCTAAAGAAGTTGAATTGTTTGTTGGTGGTCCATAAAGGGTTATTACAGAACTATTGACAACAGTTTTTACGATGTTATATTCTATAGACCCAGAAACACTAGTGTTTGATTGCAAAGCGATTGTATCATTTGCATTATAATAATATTGAGCATTGGCTGTGCTAAATGTAACGTTATTAGAAGCAGTGTTATACGTCGCTGATCCAGGAATAACATTCGAAGTTAAAACTGATCTAAGAAATATAGAAGCATTATTTGTATAATTTAAACCAGTTTGTATATTAGTTAAAGAAGCAATAGAACCGAAATTAGCACTTGTGTAGTTTAATACAGAAGCTATTGTAGAGCTTGTATTTCCTGTCGGATTAGAAGGAAAATTAAATTGAGAAGCATTTAATGCTGTTCCGACATAATTGAAAATAAGGTCTGTATTATATGTGTAATACTGAAGTGATGATAATCCATTTACGGAAAAACTAGCGCCAGTTCCTGTTGTATCATTAGCGCCTCTAAAAACAAACGTTAATGGATTGCCAGTATAACCGAAACCACCATTTATTAGATTAAACGTCAAAGCGCCTTGTGTACTTGTTGTTGTAATACCTGTTACTTTAACAAGTCCATTTACGCCCTTAGAAACCATTTTATTGGTAGTAGGATCTTTGTGTACAACTTTAAGAATGTCGCCTAAGCTAAAGTTTTGACCACCGTTAATAATATTAACAGAATCCATAGAACCAACAACAGTTGGTGCGTTTAATATGGCAGTAGAATTTGTTTGTTGTCCTTGAACAACAATTTTTTCACCGATTACAAACGAGCCGCCCTGTGGTTGTATATTTGAAAGATACAAAGAAGAAATTATACTATAATTTATCGGCTCTTGACCGTAGCTTTCTACTATAGCTATTGTGTTAGAAGAAAGACCTATAACTGTTTGACCGATATATGAAGCAGCTGCTGGAGAGTTTGAAATTTCAACGTATTTTGGCTGATTCCATTTATTATCTGATGGTTTTAAAATATCGTTACCGGGGAGATAAACGTCTACGTCCTGATTGTAAATCAGTTTGAATAGAAGCTTATAACACTGAATGGTGCCTTTTGAACGGTACACATCAAGGATATGTTTAAGCAAATATCTAGGATTAACGATTACTTCAAAAGGAATACCATAAAGATATTTTTGTTGAAAGTGAGTTAAAAATTCGTCTAGGGTATTATCAATATCACGATAATCCATAAGAGTACGAGCCTGACGAATAGCCTGACCTTCAGTTTCCATCCATTCATAATACGCTTTAACAAACAATACGAAGTTCGGACCCTCAGTAAGATAAAACTGAGGGAACTGAGACTCAACGAAATTCGATATCGTTTTTTCTATTTCAAAATTCATTTAATTACTTTTGAGTAGGAATTACGTTGATTGTTACATCAGATAAATCAATGATCAAAATTTTATCTCTATTGACTAGGATATCTTTGTTTGAAGGTAACATGTATAATGAAATATAATTATTATAATAAGAAGTCAATATATTCCGAATATTCACAAGACCTGTTGAATAATCTATAGAACCTATAGAAGGATTTAATATAGTAAACACGTTATTAACATCGGTATATACAACAAGCGTTCCGTAATTATCATCACGGATATATGAATTTGGCCAAGAAACGCCATTACTGTCGACGTAAGTAAAACTAGAAGAAGTGATTACTGGCTCATCATAAAACGGACTACCGCCATTATAACCGATTAATGCGTTTCTATTTTCTTGATTAGTTGGATTATTAAATTCAATAACAAATGTCGAAGGATAATTCAACAAAGGCGTAATTCTTTTTACGATTTGAATTTCAGTGTCATTGCTAGTAATACTGTTATCTGTATTGTCAATAGCTGCTGTAAATTTACTATATCTAAAATCTTTATTAAATAATTCTAAATTAACAATAGAAAAATTATGTATTGTTTGATTTATCAATGTATTTAAATTAGGTATTGATTTCGTTGTTGTTGTAGGATCGTATTGAACTGTTGAAACAATAGAACAATAAATATACTTAGGGTCAGTTATAATAACTCTATTTGGCAATCCAATAAAGGGCGCTAGGTAATTAACTATTTGCGCTTTAAGATAATCTGGAGCAATCAAACCGCCAGCTGGTTTTATACATAAAGCCACAGCACCATACTGTTTAGGATTAAGTAATTCTCCACCATAAACATTAACACCTTCTATTTGAGTAAAATTACTCATAACCAAAGAAGCATAATCGTCGTTTGTTACAGCTCTCTGCTGTGTTGCGAAATAACGTGGAGCTTCAAATCTAATAGATTCAATTGGCTGAGAATTAGAGCTTTTTGAACTTGGACTAGTTGTAGTTGCAACAGATGCTATTATACTTTGAGCATAATTGCTTGTTGTTAAATCACTAACAAGATTAAATCTGTTAACACCATCAGCATCTGTACCTGCAGAAACTCTATAGTTAGTTATAACAGTCGCCCCGTTAACTGGAACACGACCAAATAATCCATCGCCAAAAACAACTTCGTATTGATTACTTTGCGCACCCTGTAAAAAGTATATGTTTGATAATTCATTAAGACCAAATAAATTTTCAGCTTTTGTAAAAATAATAGGAGTATTAGAATTATTTTCATATACAGAAACAGTCAAACTATCTGTATCAATATTTGGATTTGATAATAAGAAAGTTTGAGTTGGTTGTGTAGTATCAATCGTAAACGATTCATTTACATACACACCTTCTGAAACACTTAAACCAGATATAGAGTATGTGTTTGAACTAGAAACATAAGTTGTTGTTTCTGTAGTCGAAAATGTATAACTACCATTAGCATTAGTTCCAATAAATCTAGTTCCTTTTGGGATAGTAAAAGGATTAGAAATTCTGTCTGTAACTACAGTAAACGATATATTTGCTGAAGAGGATTTAAAAGATCTAGGAACGTAGTTTAGTTCTTTAGCATGTGAAACTACAGAGTTATATTTCTGGGCTGAATCCAAAAACATTTCAGAAGCAACCATATTAAGATAAAACGAATTCATAAATGTGTTATAGCTCATAACATCAAGTAGAGTGCTAATGTTAGAAGCACCAAAATTATAGTCTTTAAAAGTATCTTGTGATTGCAGATACGTAATAAAATTTTGTTTTAATGTATTAAAATCTAATGATGTTAGATCTATTGAACTATTGGCCATTTATCTGACTCTTTTTACGTAAATGCTGATAGAAAGCGGTTGCGTTGTATTTATCAAAGAAAAAACAACATTGATCATAACAGCCGTTTCAGTTCTATCTTGAGATACGTCAACTGATATAAGATTTACTCTAGGTTCATATTGTTGAACTGCTAAAGTAACATATCGTTTAACGTCCTCAACAAAAAAAGGATCAAACAATTCGAACAACGATTTGTTAATATTTGATCCGAATAAAGGATTGAATGGTTTCTCTCCTAGATTAGTTAAAATTAAATTTCGTAAAGACTGTTTAACCGCATCAGCATTTTTTAAAATAACTAACTGCTGTGAAATAGGGTGAACCGTAAGATCATTCGTAAAATCGCTATACGTCTGTTGAACGTATAGTGTTTCAGTGATTTTATCAGCTCTAGTAATTGCCATTTATTTGCCTTATACGATTGAGGTGAAAGTAAATCTATCGTTAACAGAATTACTAGAAACTCCACCAGGGGTAGTTATTGATACATCAACAGTTTGAGGAGAACCAACTCCAGGAGAAACTGCAGTTATTTGTGTATTACTATTTAACACAAATGAGACATATGTCTCACCGAATTTAACTGTTTGTGTCCCAGCAAACCCAGTTCCAGTAATAACGACACTATCGCCTCCATAAACAGAACCAGAATTTGGACTTATATTTGTAATTACTGGTTGTGGATAATAATAAGTGAATTGATCTGCTTGAACTGGAGTAGATACTCCACCAGCATTTGTAACAGTAATATCAACCGTTGTAGCATAAGGAACAGCTGGCGCAATCACAGTAATAGATGTGTCGCTATTAACTGTAAATGAAGCATATACACCACCAAACTGAACAGCTGTTGTTCCAGTAAAATATTTTCCTGTAATATTAATAGAAGTACCACCAGCATTTGAACCACTAGAAACACTTATATTAGAAA